ATCTAAATCTGCCCAACCTAAACCTTGAAAATGAGGAATTACTTTTACATTAACTTTAGCATTTTTCATTTTCTCTTTAGCCAAATTGCTAATTAAAACACCCATAGTTTCATTCAAATCATTAGGCGCGCCATCCCAAGAAATAGGCGCAGAATCACCAATTGGAAGGTCTACAGCAGGACCCTTCTGTGGCCAAGGAAGAGCCGAAGTGAAATAGTCATGGCGTTTACCACGCCTTAAAAGAGAATAATCAGAAGGGTCATCAGGACCGTCGTCACGGTCAACAACGACAGAATTTTGCAGGTTTTCGTCACGGAACCATTCATTATAGATGAGGTTATAGGCACGATGCCAAAGAGAAGAATGCTCAAGACCAGCAATATCAGTAGGAATAGAGAAATAATCAGAAAGCGACTGAGAATCATAACCACCAGCTGGGGCAGTCATAGTAGGAATCAAATAATCAGTAGAATCGCCAGGGTCAACTTGTTCACCCATAAATTTTTGAAAATTATCCCACAGTAAACGAAGAGGAACAGCAAAGAAATGGGAATCAAGATACATATTATCCATAAAAGGTCTCATCGGAGTAGCAAGACGAGCAAACGAGGTCATACGAATATTGAAAGTATCACCAGGCAAAGCCTCATCAACAAACACGGGAACAAGATAACCCGAATCAAAAGTAGTTTTAGTTCCGCAGCTTCGATTGAAGCTGCTACGTTGAATGTTCACAGAGGGAACATTAGAAAAATGAGAGGAATTAGGAGATTTACGCATTAGAAATAGAGTTATTAGGATTAACGAATTCAATAGCAAGCCCAAGGCTTACAGGGGCAGACGGAAGAACGATTTTTCCAGAAACCTCGTGCCATTCGCCAAGCTCAAAAAGAGTGAAATCAGAAGGGTGAAGAGAAAGGATAGAATTACTGTCGGTAACAGCATCAGTAAACGAACGAATCGCTTGACCTCTCGTAAGAGAAAAGAAAGGCTGCATGAATGCTTCAGTTTTTGAATCATAGACAGAGTAGATTTTTTGCATTAGAATTACCCTTCAAGGGGCCGTTTAAGGTTAGAGAAACGAGAGAGTTGACAAACTTCACGAACAGCGAGACGGTCACCAGTACAATTATCAGCAAAAAGAGCAGCACTACTTTCACGAGACAACTTCAATTTACGAAGAGAATCAGGAGAAAGCAATTCATACTGAGAATCATAGAATTTAGGGGGACGCATAGAAACACCATTAAGAACAACCTCATCAGAGGGATACACATCAGAAGAATAACGGTCAAACCAACCTTTACCAATGCCAGGACGACGGGACATAGTAATATACTCAGGTTTAAGAAAGAATACTTCACCAGTAAAAGGGTCAAACCTTTCATAATGAGCATCAGCATTTTTACCAGTTACCTTTTTGGTAACATAGCGAGCAACATAAGCGGCAGACTCAAAAGTAACAGAACCAATAGAATGAAGGCCAAAGGGCCACAACTCAGAAAGAGCAGCAGAAGTATAAAGCATAGCACCAGAATCAAGCTCTTTAAAAGGAACCTTATCAGGAAAGCCAAAATTGAAAATACACGCATGATAATGAGGTCTGCCTAACTGGTCACCATACTCACCACAGTGAAAGAAACGAATACCAGAACCGAAACGCTTACGAAGCCGTTTCATAAATAATTGAAAATGAGAAACATCAAGAGAACCATCAAAAGGAAGAGACTCATCAGAATAGGTTAATGTGATAAAGCAATTATCCTCATAGAGTTGAGACTCGTGGACACATCGTACCGCCCATTGGCGGGACCGTTCAAGACGGCATCCGATACATTGACCACAAGGAACCTCAATAGGCATATCCGAGAATCCTTCGGAGGGACGGAACACAATAGTACGCTTGCCATTAGGAGTAAGTTTTTTTGAACGCCAACCTTTCAGAGGATGATAGCAAGGCATCAGGATTAAAATCAAAGGTTTTAGGAACGGACGGAATACCATCATCAAGGAAATAAGAATCAATACGGGAACGAACATCATTAACGATAGATGAGCTACCAGTAGCAAGACCAAGACCAACAGTAACAGCAATACTCACAATTAGAGCTATTAGACGCTTAGACATTAGATTCGGTAACCTCCACGCTTAACCATCACAGAAGAACGACGGTTTTTTTTATGAGAGTAACGAGAAGATTTAGAGAACATCTTACGAGATTTACGACGGGAGACTTTACGACGATTGAACATGATAGTGTGGTTTAGATTAGAGAGAAGAACTGAGCGGTGTCAGTCCGAACAGTTACATCAAGTAAAGAACTGTTCGGAAGGCCACCAACGGACAATTTAAATAAGATTGTCCTTAGAAACAAGAGGGGGCTCAGGAGGAGCAGGAGAAGGCTTAGGAGGAGCAGGAGCTTTAGCAAGGCCCATATCCACCATAGCATCAAGGTTATCGGGATTATGAACGAAAGCCAAAAATTCTTCAGGAGAATTAGAGAACCGCTTGCGTATACCAGAAGGAAGCTCCATAAAGGCATCATGGGCATCCATGACGGCATTAACAGAAGTCTGATAGTCTGAAGCAGTGGTCACATCAGAATAATCGCCCTGAAAGCGATTTACATGATTTATAAGACCAGTTTTAGAAGCACGGTTGAGAATGGTATTAACATCGCATTCATCTTTAAAAGACTGTTTAGCGAGAGTAGGAAAGAAATCATCAAGAGCGGTACGAATACGCTCTGAATAAGGAGTAGAAAATTTCATAGTAGTAAGATTAAGTTATTTGGAAAGAGATTTAGCACCACCAAGAGATTCAAGAAGGAAACGAATATAACGAGTTTTAGGACCCATATCCTTTTCAAACGCTTCAGTATTAGTAGCATAGGCTTCCTGGGCATTCAGTAACCTTGCATTAGATAGAGCGGAAGAAGCTTGAGCTTCAGCAACAGTGCGAAGAGTGCCATTATTATACAAAGTACGCATTACATCGTTTTCCATCATCTTCATAGAAGCATTAGCATTAGATGCACGAGCATCACCAGCAGTTTTTTGAGATTGTTGTTCCAACAAATCAAGAGTAGCCTTTTTTTCACGATAGGCAACAGCAGAGGAGGAAGCGGCTTGAACGCCTTTAGCGAGGTCAGTGTTAGGATTCTGCATAGAAATAGAAGCCCCTGAAGGAGAGGAAGCGCCTGAACCACCAGCAGAAAGAATCGGATTAAGACCAGCTGCGCGAAGGTCATTTACCTCTCTTCGATGCGAAGTGTTAGACATGCGTTCCTGAAACTCCATTTGTTCACGGGCAATAGCACGATTAGCAGCATTAGCAGAAGACTGACCAGAAGAGCCAATAAGACCGCCAGCAATAGAACCAGCAGCACCAATAAGAGCAGCACCAACAAGAGGAGCAAAAGCAAGAATAGTGTCGGGAGGAAGGACAAAAATATCCATAAGAATAAAGAGAAGCATTGCATTAGAGGGACGCTACGCATCCCCCTAATTGCAATAGGTTAAAAGTGGTCAATTAGCCCAGGCACTGAGTAAACGGGCATAGGACGAGTACACTTAAAGTTGAAATGAGAATCAAAGAGAAACTGAGGCTCATCAACAACAGCAACAACACGAGATACAGGAGGGTTCTCAACAATAAATTCAGGTGAGAGAGTAGGAAGAGAACCAAATTCCTGAGCAAGATGCCAAATATCCAAAGACTGAGCATCAGTAGAACGCATCTTACCAGTTACAACAGAGGGTTTATAGCGGTATTCCGCATAACGCTCCTGATAACCGAAAACATCATCATCGGCAGAAGTAGCCTGAGCATAGATTTCACGGTTGAGAATAGTCTGCTCACCAAGATGAGCAAGAGAAGGCCAGTAGAAATCGTGCCGAGTCTGACGAGAGAACATTTTATTAAGCCCCTGCTGATAAGTCATATCGGCACGGACAGAGACAAGACCGATAATTACACAATGTTCAGTAAAAGATTTAACAAAGCCATGTCCATGAGCGGAAGCAGTACCAATAGCAGCAAGGTTACCCTGAGGGGTTGTAGCATCAGTAGAAGAAGTCTGAGCGACAGGATTGATATTAACAGGAGTAGAACCACCACCGAGATACTCAGGACGCTGCAAACGAGAATCAGGAGATACTACACCAAAATGAGAACGCAGAAGCTCGGTATACCGAGTACCGCCTCGGGCATCACGCTCATACATGCGTTGAATCTGAAACGCTTCACGCAACTGATTTATGGTAGACGCAGTAGCAGAAGAGAGGTCGGCATAGTCGCGCCCTTCACGG